CGACTCGATCGACTTGGTGGCGCCGGTCCAGCCGGTCTCGATCAGATCGCCGGCGGCGGCGTGCAGGTCGCCGACCAGCATCTTGGCCGAGTCCCATCTGCTGCCGAGATTGTCGGTGATCTCCGCGCCGAACTCGGCCGCCAGGGTCAGGGCGGCCGACGCCTTCTTCTGGGCGGTCTGCCCGAAGTCGCTGGCGCTCGTGATCCCAAAGAAGTCGCTGACCCAATGGCGAGCCTTGTTGACCAGATCGCCGACCGACGACCAGCCGTCGCCCAGGAAGTCGGCGATGGCCCCGAAGAGCATGAGCGTGAAGGTGAAGGCCGCCTTGGCCGCTTTCTGGACCGTGGCGCCCACGTCGCCGGCGTTGGAGATGCCAAAGAAGTCGGCCAGCCAGCTCGCCGCCGAGGCGATCACGCTCTTGACCGAGGACCAGTTGCCGTCGAGGAAGTTGGCGAGGCTCCCCAGCACCGAGACGGCGAAGGAAAAGAGGGCGGAGGCGGTCTTGGTGACCGCGGCGCCGACCTCGCCGGCGTCGGAGATGCCGAAGAAGTCGGCCAGCCACTCCCCGGCCTGCCCGATCAGGCTGGTGACCGAGGACCAGGCGCCGTCGAGCCAGTTGATAAAGCTCCCCATCAGGGAGAAGGCGAGGTTGAAGCCGCCCGAGGCCGTTTCGATGGCGGCCGCGGTCACTCCGCCGTCGTCGCCGATCCCGAAGAAGCCGGCGATCCAGTCGGCGGCCGAGCCGATCAGGTCGGTGATCGACGACCAGATGCTATCGAGGGTCGACAGGAACGCCCCGGCCAGGGTGAAGGCGAGATCGAAGCCGGCGCTGGCCGCCTTGGCGGCGGTCTCCCCGAGCGAGCCGTCGTCGCTGATGCCGAAGAAGTCGGCCAGCCAGGCGAACACCGAGGCGATCAGGTTCCGGGCCGAGGACCAGGCGTCGTCGAGGGTGCTCGCCACCGCGCCGGCGATGGTCATCAGCAGGTCGTAGGCGCCGGTCAGCGCCTCGCCGGCCGCGCCCAGCGGTCCCTCCAGCCAGGGGAGCTTGTCGATCAGCCAGTCCTTGGCCGAGGCGAAGCCGGAGAGGACCGTCTCGGCCAGGGTGTCGAGCACCGAGAGCGCCAGGTCGATGACCCCGGAGACGGCGCCGGCGCCCCAGCCGGCCAGCGCCTTCAGCCCGGCCCAGACATCGCCGGCGATGTCGACGATCCAGCCGCGGATCGCCGGGATGCCGGTCTCCAGCACCCAGTCGAGGGCGGCCGAGATGCCGGCGATGGCCGACTCCAGGGCGGACTGGAGGGTGTCGCGGACGTTGCCCCAATCAATGTCGCCGATCGAGTCGGTGATCCAGTCCCAGAGGGCGCCCGCGGCCTCCCCGATCGACCCGGCGGCGGCGATCAGGCCGTCGATGGCACCCCGCAGGCCGTCGACCAGGAAGTCGCCCACGGCGCCCCAATCAATATCGCGGAAGGCGTCGACCAGCAGCCGGCCGATCGCCTTGGCGCCCTCCCAGATCAGGGGGCCGAGCGAGCGCAGGTAGTCGGCGAAGGCGCGGAGCAGGCGCTGGCCGACCGCCAGGGCTCCGCGCAGGTCGCCCTGAAAGATTTCCTGGATCAGGCGGCCGAAGTTGGTCCAGACGCGGCCGGCGTTCTTGAGCACGTTGTCGAGCGGCTTGAAGCCGGTCTTGACCGATTTCAGGAAGGTTCCCACCGCCTTGGCCGGCGACGCGAGGAAGTCGCCGATGGCGGCCAGGCTCTTGCGGAACTTGGCGAGCGCCTTGGACCAGTCGCCGGCGATGAGGGCCCCGACCAGCTCGCCGATCCCCGCGATGAACTTGCGGACCGCCTGGATCGGCCGGTTGATGGCGATCCCAATCTCCGTGAAGATGGCGGTCACCCGCTGGGCGTCGCCGGTCAGCGAGCCGAGCACCATGCCGAGCGCCCGGAAGAAGGCGACCGGGCCGTCGTACTTGCCGGTCGCCGCGATCAGGGCGAACATTTGCTGCACGCTGGTGGCGAACCCCCTGACCCGCTCGACCACGCCGTCGACCAGATCGGCAAAGCCGAGGAAGTTGGTCCGGTAGGCCAGCGCCAGGCCGGCCGCCAGCAGGGTCAGGACGGCCAGGACCGGGTGGGCGCGGGCCATCCCCATCAGGGCGATGCGGGCACCGGTGGCGGCGCGGCCGAGATTGGTCAGCGACAACCCGGCCGTCTGGATGACCCGGGCCACCCCGCCCCAGCGCTGGAAGTGGAGGAACGCCTGGTAGGTGCGGGCGATCCGGGGCAGCAGCAGGAGGAAGGTGCCGCCGAGGGTGAGCAGCACGCCGGTCAGGCCGGCGATGGTCGCCAGCACGCCGAGCAGGGGCGGCGGCAGCTCGCTCAGCCGGGCGACGACCGCGGTCATCCCCTGGACGAAGCGGGTCACCATCTGGAGCGGCCCAGCGTCCATCGCCGTGATCATGAAGGCTTCCCAGGCCGACTTGAGGAGCAGGATCGAACCGCGCAGCCCCTCCATCTGGGTGTTCGCCACCCGCTCGGCGGTGCCGCCCGAGTCGTTGATCTCGTCGGTGAACTCGCGCAGCCCATCGGTGCCCTGCGACAGCAGCGCCAGCATGCCGGGTCCGGCGCGGAGACCGAAGATCTCCATGATCTTGCCGACCGTCTCGGCGTCGGTCCCCAGCCCCTCGAACATCGAGCTGGTGTCGATGCCGGCCGCCTCCAGGTCGGCGAGCACGTCCTCGAACGGGCGGGCGTTGCCCTCGGCGTCCTCCAGGGCGACCGCGGCGGCGGTGGCGGTCTCCTGGAGCTGGAGCATGGCCTGGGCCGAGTCGGCGGTGACCGGCGGGAACTGGGCCAGGATGTCGACCATCGGCAGCATCTGGCCGCTGGCGTCGGTGACGGTGACCCCCATCTCGTCGAGCAGGCGCGTCGTTTTCTGGGTCGGCGAGATCAGGCGGGTGATGGCGCCGCGGAGCGTGGTGCCGGCCATCGACCCCTGGATGCCGGCGTCACCGAGCATGCCGAGCATGGCGGCGACCTCGCCGAAGTCGAGACCGGCCGCCATCGCCACCGGGCCGACGTACTTGAAGGCCTCGCCGAGCTGTTCCATCGAGGTGTTCGAGTTGGTGAAGGTGTAGGTCAGCTTGTCGACGACGCCGTCCAGCTCGGACACCTCCATGCCGAAGGCGGTCAGGATGTTCGAGCTGATGTCGGCGGCTCGGCCGAGGTCCATCTGGGCGGCGGCGGCCAGGTTGAGGGTGCCGGGGAGGGCGGCGTAGATCTCGTTGACATCGAACCCGGCCATCGCCAGGAAGCCCATGCCGTCCGCGACCTCGGTGGCGGTGTAGCGGGTCGTCTTGGACATCTCCAGCGCCCGGGCCTTGAGGAGGTCGAACTCCTCGCCGGTGGCGCCGGAGAGCGCCTTGACCCGGTTCATGCCGGACTCGAAGTTGGCAGCGGAGTTGAGACCGAGGGCGAAGGCGCCGGCGACGGCGGCCCCCGCCCCGAGCATCGTGCGGCCCATCGAGGTGATCTGGGCCTCGTTGCGGATGATCGACTGAGAGAGGGAGTCGAAGCCGCCCCCGGCCGTCTGCGACGCAAAGCCCCGGAGGTCGCCAGCGAGCGACCGGATGTTTTGGCGGGCATTGGCCACATCGATCAGGATGCTGCCCGATGCCGAACCCAGACCTACGGCCGTCATGCTGGCTCCCTCCTGGGGCGAGTGCCGGTGGCGCCCGCCCGGGGCTACGCCTCCCCGTTGAGGCGGAGGAAATCGACCAGAGCGGCGGGGTCACGGCGGAGCGTGTCGACCTGCTGCTCGACCTGCGGGTCCACCGGTGAGCGGGCGCGGGGGTTCCCGGGCGTGCGGCTGGTCGCCTCCTGGTGGTCGAGGGCAAGCCCGAGCTGGTGGCTCAGGGTCGGGTAGCGGGGCACCTGCTTCGTCTGCCGCCGCTTGTCGCGGGACGAGACCGGCACCTCGCGGGTGGCGCGGGCGCGGCCATCGGCCCAGCGGCCGAAGTGGGCGACGGCGAGATCGAAGTCGAGACAGATCGCCGCCGCCGCGCCGTCATCCAGCCCCTGCGCCTGGAACTTCCGGCCCAGCCGGAGCACCGTGCTCGGCGAGACCAGCCCCGGATACCGGCGAATGAGCTGATCCAGCTCCCACAGGCGCAGCCGGTCCGTCAGGAAACGGCTTCACCACGCTGGCGCCGCCCCTTTCACGCCGGGAACAGAACTCGAAGAAGGCCATGCGGTCGGCGAACTCGATGTCGCGCACCCAGACCCCGCCTTGCTCGTCGGCCTCCTCGGCGGTGGCGTAGCAGCGCGGCTCCTGGAAGCCGGCGATGCAGTAGGCGTCGACGACGTGGGCGATGTTGCCGAACTGCTGGACGATGTCGGCGGTGGAGAGACCGTCGAGGGCGGCCTGGCGCTCGTCGGGGGTCTTGCCGATCTCGATCTCCTCGACCGACTCGACGACCTTGAAGATCTCCTGGCGCAGCTCGCTCGGCAGGCTCGCCAGCGTCTCGGCGTCGAAGATCTGGGGGAGCTTGGCGCGGACGATCGAGGGGAGGCCCTCGTCGTCGGTGGTGTGGGTCAGGGTGAACTCGAATCCGGCCTCGCGGGCCTGGCGGCGGCGGCGGGCGGCGGCGGGATCAAGCCGGCGGGGGCCACGCGGGGCGATCGGCTGGGCCATCGGCTGGGGGCCAGGGCCGGCCTTGGGCGGCACCGGGGGGATGAGTGCCCCCTGGGCGTCCGGGCCGAGGTAGGCCGCCTGGGCCGGGTAGTCCTGGGCGTCGTGCTCGGTGTCCTGCTGGGTGGCCCAGCGCTGGGCCTTGTACGCCTGATAGTGGGATTGGTGAGACATGACTGAAACCTCCGCACTTGTCCTGGTGGGCCGGCTGAGCCGGCTGGTGGGACCGCGCCGACCCGCGCCTTCCCGTGCTGCTGATTGCGCTGTTCAGGGGGCCGAGAGAGCCACGAATGGTGGCCCTCCGGCTCCCCCTGGGTCGATTAGGCGGCCGGCGGCAGCGCGACCTCGGTTGCGAACTGCTCGCGGATGAGCAGGTGACCGCCCGACGCCAGTCCCTCGAAGTCGAGGGAGGGGGTGTTCCAGGCGTTGACTTCCATCGTCTCGTCGAGACCGGTCGTGGTCAGCGCCTTGAGGATGGTGACGCGGTAGGCGCTCCCCTCCACGTCGACGCCCGGCGCCTGGCCGCAGATGCGGTAGAAGCTGGTGCCGACGCCGGCCGCCTCGATCAGCTTGGTGACGGCGGTGTCGCCGGTGCCCTCCGTTTCGGCCTCGCCGCCGAGCAGGACGGCCAGGGCGGCCAGGTTGATCTGGCCGATCTCGATCGAGCCGGAGAGCGACTTCGGGTTGCGGACCTTGGCGATGATGCTGTTGTCGCCTTCCAGCTCGTCGGAGTCCGAGGAGACGTTGAAGGCGAGCGAGCGCGACCCGGGCACGTCGACCCAGGTGCTGACGGTGTCGCCGGAGGCGAGCGCCGCGACCTGGAGGTCACCCAGACCTCGTGCGATTTCTGCAACTCCCATAACTGCGCTCCTTTCAGTCGGATCACACGCCCGGTGGTGCGCCGGGTCAGCCCGGCGACTGCTCGTACTCGGTCCTGACCAGACGCCCGGTCAGCGAGTCCGCGATGTGGAAGGTTTTCAGCCCCGGCCTGCGGCACCGTTTCTGGGTGCAGCGCCAGCGCACGAAGCGCCGGTTGATGACGGTGTGCGTGTGCCGGTGCCCGGGGCAGCCGATGACGATTTCCTGGCGGGCCGAGGGCGGCATCTGGTCGGCGGAGAAGTCACTCACCATCCCATCGCCCTCCGGAAGCCGCCGAAGTCGGCGAACTGCTGCTCGCTGACGATCTTGATCCGGCCATCGGGCAGGCGGAGGTGACTCTGCTGCTCGCCGTCCCGCTCGTTGTGGATGACGAACTCGTGCCCGGCCTCGCTGGCCTTGACGGCGTCGGCGGCCCGGAAGGGGACCGCCTGGATGAAGCTGCCCGGCTGGCCCGGCCGCTTGCGCTGGTCCGGCCCGAAGCGGACGAACGCGACGCCGAGGGCCGGGATCTGCCCCAGCCCATTGCCGCGCCGGACGGTCCGGGTGTGGCGGTGGGCGCGGGCGATCCGGACCTCCATCAGCCGCCGGATCACCGCCTCCTGCTCCGGGCTGTACTTGCCGAGGAGCAGGTTGTGGCGGACGACCGGCGAGTCGAGCGGGCTGGCCTCGCCCACCCACTCGACCCAGACATGGCCGATCGGCGGCGGCGGCAGCCGCTCGCCGTCGACCAGCGGGGCGTTGCTCGGGCGGTCCTGCCACTTCGTCGCGGTCACGGCGGCGCTCACGGTGCGCTGCCCTCCGGGTCGTCCCCGGCCGGATCGCAGACGCCGGTGCAGGCGCCGTCGCAAGGCAGGCAGGGCGGCCCCGTATCCTCATCGACATCTTTAGGTAGCGCAATGGCTACCCTGGGTTCCGGTGTCGGGAAAAGGGGCGGATTGCGGCGGGGATCGAAGGTGTAGCCCTCGGGGATCATCAGGCCATGCTGGCAGATCGCCGTGGTCAGCTCCTTGATCCGCTTGGCTGAGAAGGGCCGGATCGGCTGTACCGTTGTCTCACTCATTCCGTGAACCTCCACACGCCATCCGCCTGGACTCGAATCATGTCTACCACGGCCGGCGGCAGATCCGGGTCGTCATACGGCATCATCCGCGCCGCGATCGTCAGGATCGCCGCGCCGCCGCCCGGCAGGGACACCCTGGCCCCCTCGGTCAAGCGGATGATCCGCTGGGCTGCTGCCTCGAGGCGCTGCTTGTCCGTCTCGTGGGGCAGGCAGCGGAGCCAGACTTCAGGGAAGGAATAGAAGGCGCCGACCGGACCGAGCGGATTCTCCGGGGCCAGCCCGTTCAGCACCGCGGCACAACGTCGGATCCGGCCGGCGTGGTCGAACGCCTCCGGGGTGGAGCCGGGGCTCGGCGCCTCCGGCGGGCCGTCGTTCGGGCGGATGCGTCGGGTCCAGATGCCTCCCGGCAGCAGGGCGACCAGCTCCGGATCGCCCCGCAGCAGCTCGGCGATCCCGTTCTGGATGGTGGGAAGCGGTATCGACATGGCGCTAACCCTTCAGGGCGTTGAGGACCGCCCGCATCACCAGCGGGTACGCGATCGTCAGCGTCTCGGGAACGATGCCCCAGCGGCCGGCCCAGCGGTATTCCAGGTAGACGCCGTGCGGCGCCCGGTGACCGAAGGTGAGTGTGAAGGCGTCGCCGCCCGCCTCTAAGGTGCTGTGCAGGCCGGCCTCGGCCTCGCCGGTGCGGTTGGTCCAGGGGTGCGCCCGCTGGGCGTAGGCGACCATCTGGTCGCCCACCCGCGCCAGTTCGTGGGTCAGGTTCTGCTCGACTCGTGCCCACCAGTTGTCGAGGCCATCAGCCACGGCGCCGGGATCCCGTTCCCAGGCGATGCGGACCCGCCCCGTTGCCATCAGCCCATCGACCCCAGGGTGTAGGCGAAGGCGACCTCCAGCCGGCTGCCGACAACCGGAAAGATCCGGGTCAGGGTGGCGCCGCTGGCCCAGGAGACGCCGAGCAGGCTATCGCCGGGGATGAGCGCGACCGCGGGCGCCGGGTCAAGGATCAGGGTGCCGGCCACGCGGGCGCCCGCCGCGCCCCGCTGTGCGACTCCGGTCCCCGGCCGGCTGACCACGACCTGGGCGCGCTGGCGCAGAATGACGACATACTCCCCGACTGTCTCGTCCCAGCGCTCGATCGTGATCAGGTGCGGCTCGACCGCGTTCTCCTCGATGGTGCCGGTGGCGTTTAGCGCCGGGGCCAGCGAGTGCATGTCGACCGCCGAGATGGTCAGCACCTGGTCCGGGTCGATACCGGTGCCCTGGGGAGCGGTGACGGTCAGGCGGTCGCCGGCCCGGAGATCGGTGTCGTGAGGCAGGGTCAGCTCGCGGTGATGGGTGTCGTCGGCGGTGGCCGTCTGCAGGTCGATGCGGCCGGCGGACGAGCGTCGGGTTTCCGTCAGCACCGGCACGTCCGCGGCGATGGTCTGCCACGAGTCGCCGAGCGGCAGTCCCTCCTCGCTATAGATGATTACCTTGCGGCGAATCGTGGCCCGCGCTCCGGCCGCCGTCATGTAGGCAAGCAGCCGGGCGCGAGCGGCGTCGAGACCGATGAGCAGGCTCATCGTCCCCGCCTCCCTGACGCCAGGCTGAACATGGTGGCGCCGCTGGCGTGGGCCAGCAGCGGGGCCAGCGCGTCGTCGGCCTGGAGGCGGAGCCGGGCCGCCCAGCCGCTGATGTCGGGAGCGGTGCGGCGGACCGTGTACTGCTGCGAGAACTGCTCACTCTGGGTCGACAGCGCCTCGCGGACCGGGCCGGTTTCCAGCGCGGCGGCGGCGGTGCGGTAGGCGACGGCGGTGCGGATGATCGCCTGCTCGGCCGGTGGCCGTTGCGGGTAGCCTGGCTCGCCGATCTGGAGGTGAACCTGCTGCTCGGCCGCGCCACCGAGCAGCGGATCGGCCAGGACCGCGTCGGGCAGCACCGCCTCGCTCACGCCGATGAGGGTGCGGATGGAAGCGATCAGCTCGGGATCGAGGACCGTCACGGGCGACCTCCTTTATCCCTCCCCAGCCCCGGCCTGCTCGACCAGCGAGAGCGTGCGACCGACCTGCCGCATCAGCCGTGATGTCGGGTAGGCGATGGCGAATTCGCCGCCCCGCACGAACACCTCGCCGTCCGGGTGGCGGCGCTCCTGCTCGAAGAAGGCGCAGCGGTCGGTCGATCCCAGTCCATGGACGATCACACAGCCCTCCGGCATATTGGGCAGTTCGTCCGTCCCGCGCGCGGTGAACCCCGGGGACGCCTCAGGAGAGTGCGGAGTGCCCTCCCCTCCTCCCACACCGCCCGCATCCGAATTGCCCGGTTCGTCGCCTTGCGGGCTTCCCGAGGCATCCGGGCCGCGCTCGTCATCTTCGGATGAGTCGCCCGTCTGCTCGGCGTACGCGGCAATCAGGCTCCGCAACTCCTTAATCGTCGGAATCTGGTCCACCCCCTCGATGCCAAGCCGGGCCGCCTCCGCCTCCAGCTCTTCGCGGGTCATCTTGCTGATCGACGTGCTCATGGTGCCCCCTCTATTTCAGCAGGGGGCGGCGCTCAGTTCGCGAGCGCCGCCCCTCCCCCGTTTTGTCCGGTCCGGGCCAGCGTCCGCCCGGTCGGTGATCGCATCAAGTGGTGGACTAGCTGGCGAGATCGAGGATCTTGGCCGCCTTGTTGTCGATGACCGCGTAGCCCTCGACTTCGGTGAAGACCAGATCCTGCGTCTGGTTGGTGATCCAGCGCATCGACTCCTGGACGGTGCCGCCGATCTCGCTGACCTGTTCGATGGCGTAGCGGGCGTCGATGCCAACCACCTTGCCCGCCGGGGCATCGTCGGTGATGCCGTAACGCACGTTGTCGCCGAGGGCCGGGTTGATCGGGGTGAAACCGCCAAAGTGCGCCGCGCCCGCCAGAGTCAGGACCGGCACATTGGCGCTGCCAGTGGTCAGGAGGAGCTGCTGGAGCACTGCGTCTTCCCGCGCCAGCTCGTGGGTCAAGGCGTAGGGATTGCGGAACTTCATCTTGAAGGCGAGCCAGCCCTTCAGGGTCAGTGTGCCGAGCGTGGCGCCGCCGTCCAGGTCGGAGAGCTTGATGACCTGGGCCGCCGTGCCGATGTTGCCATCGCCGTTGACGATCACGTCGAGCACGGTCTTGACCTTGTCCACCTCGGCCTGGATCGCCATGCGGGCGATGTAGAAGGCGACGGTATCGATCGGCACGCGGCGCAACGCCTCGTAGCTGATCTTGAGCTTGCGACCGTACTTGAAGAGATCGATCGGCCGCTCGCCCTCGGTCAGCGTCGCGCCCGGGATTTCCGCGGCCTCACCGACTCGGACCATCCGGTACTCCTTCTCGTCGTCGTTCAGGTAGAGCGCCCGGTAGACGTTGGAGTCGATCTGGGTGTGCAGCGCAATTAGCTCCGCCAGCGGAATCGCCGGCGACATCTGCGCGTAGCGGGCCTGGGCGGCGTCGACGTAGGGCCGCATGATCGTCCCGACCGCTGAGCCGTCCGAGCTGAACATGCTCCGGGTCATGCCGGCGACCTTGCGGTACTGGCGGGCCATCCACTCGATCTGGAGAGCACGGCCCGCCTCGCCGACCTCCTCGAACTTCTCGAAGCGATCGGCGTAGAAGCCACGCTCCCGGTTGGTCGTCGTGGTGATGCCATGCAGCGCGAGCTGCCGCTCGAAGGCGTCGAGGCCGTCGGTGTACTCGGCGCTCGGATCCTGCTCTTCCAGCCAGCGGGAGAGGTTCATGCCGGCCCGGTAGGCCCGCTCCATGCTCTCCAGGCCAAGGCGCTTGCCCAGCTCCTGGGCCCGATCTCGCGTTGTGATCATGCGTTGTTGCTCCCTCTCGTCGCAATGGCGTCCATATGGCTACTCAT